CAAAGCAATATTCTGTATTCCGACTTGTATTGCCTGGGAAATAGATTTAAGGATACTACGAATAAATCTATAAAAGGCAATCCTTCCGAGTGCCTTAATAAAGTTTGTAATAGGTTTTAATGCCTTTTTAAACGCACCCGTTACATTAGTTAATACTTTTACTATGCCTTTAAGGGAACCGGACGCCTGTTCCGTTTCTTTCTTAACCTTGCCTAATGTACCACTTCCACTTTCCGAAGTAGCCGTTTCCATATCACTTCCCTTTAAGGGCTGTGTTTCGGACGCAATTTTAGCTATTTTCTTAACCGGACCGAATTTTCTGAGTGATTCTGCAGCCTTTGAAAGTTTGTCAAATGCTTTAGCTAATCTCTCAATCTTATCTACTGCCTGATAAGAAATATTAGCCATTGCACCCTGCAATGAGTTTAAATTGTCTGCAGTATTTTTAATTTTAGCCGGACTTACACTATTCAGTTTTGCAAGTGAATTTCCAATGTTAGAAATCTGTTTGATCTTTTCGAAAGTTGTTTTGGATAAAGATATTTTTCCAATAGAATCGGAAAGAACCTTCAAATTGTCTGCCGTTTTGGTAATGTTGTTTGCTCTAACGGTGTTAAGTGTTTGAAGACTCTTTCCAATATCTCGAATCGTTTTGATAGAAGTGGCAGAAACGGTAATCTTCGACAATTCTTTTGCCAAAGTCTTATATCCACCAACTACGCCACTCATATTGGTTTTAAGGTCTGTTAAACTCGTTGAAAGAGTATTTAATGATTGTGCAGCTTTTGTAACGTCAGCTTTGACTTCGAGTGTCAGATTGTCTATTGTTGCCATTATCCCACCTCTGTTTTAATTGTGTAAAATAATCTATAACCTTACGGCGTTCTCTCTCGGCTTTCGCCTTTTTCTCTGCTTCCGTCTTCGGGAATATATCAATCGGATTTTCAAAGTAATTAACTTTGTTCTTCGAATCTAAAGCCGTTTGAATTGACCTAATAAAGTAAATGCCTTGTAACCATAATTCTTGATTCCTTGACTTACATTGTAAGATATGTGAATCCCTGTGATACTTCGTTCTTTCGGGTTCTCCATACCAATACTCGTCATAAGTCATTCCTATTGCCATATAGTAAGGACATTGTTCTTCGAAAGTTTCCGTGAAGGTTTTTTCTTCGGTGGTTTGTGAATCAAAGGATTCTACATCTCCACCGCCCATTTCGAGTTTTTTCTTTCTTCGCCCTCCTCAACAACTGTAAGGAAGTCAAAAGGTGCGGTATATAATTCCACAAGTCTTTCAATAAAGCCTTCGGGAAGTCCGCCAAGTTCTTCGAGAATCTTGTCTGTCTTTTCTCTTGCTACGTTTTTATGGTGCATACGAAAAGCATAAAAGAAAAGTTCGGGAATCTTGCTCATAGGGAAGTCTGCTACATCTTCAAACTTAAATCCCCTCATTTCCGCAAACTTTACGGATTCTCTGTTAAATTCAAGTGTGTACTCGGTATCTTTGTTCTTCAAAATGATAGGTTTCATATTTCTTCTCCTTCTTAATGAGGGGGCATATTGCCCCCTCGCCTACTATGAAATAACTGATGTTGAACTTGTGTCCCAACCTACGATCTGATTGGGTACTACATATCCGTCTGCTTCTACAACGGAGTCTACGTCCATTCCTTTGATTCCTAATTCAATAGGCATACCTGCAAAAAAGAATGATTCAAAGTTAGGGATTGCAACTTCAAACCAAGTTGCCTTATCGGCTGCCTTAGCTGTTGCTGCCGCAGAAACGAGAGAAGCCCACTCTGTCTTAAACGATGTTGTCATATTAGCAGTAAATGCTAATGCACCACCTACGTCTCTCAAACCGGGGATCGCACGCTTCCAGGTGGTGTCTGAAAAATCCGTAACATCAAGGAGTGAAGGTTCTGCGTTGAAATCGGGTGAACTCTTGATAGAAGGGATTACCTTGTAACCTTCTGTGGGTCTTGAACCTTTTGTTGTTTCAACACAGTATCTAACCTGTACTCCTGCACTTGAAAACTCTAATGCCATTTTTTACTCCTTATCTCCGATATACTTGATAAACCTTATTGCCGTTAATTATCTGTTCTTCACCAACAATGGCTTCGTAACGGGCAACTATCCGGTATATAGACCTATCTTTGTTTGGTATCGGTTGTTTTGTTATTCTTGTAAACTTAATGTTTTGAAATGTGTTGTCTATTGTATCCATAATCTTTTTGGCTTCGGTTTTCTTGCCTTTAGTCTTATTGGAATAAACATTCACTTCATACATTAAATTCGTGTGATGTTCTTTTAAGTCGTTGTCCTGTGTTCTACGATAAGTATAATTATCCATTTCAATCACCGACACAAAGGGGAATGAAGAAGGTGTATCGTTATAGTCGGATTCCACGGTAACTCCACTATGGTTTGCCTGAATCGCTTTTGTTATTGTATCAATTACAAGATTCTCAACATCTATCATTTCTTAAATACCTTTATGGCTATCTCTGCTGCCTGGTCTATCATTTCTCGTTTGGCGAAATAAAATCCCAAACAAGGTTCAACTGCAGTATATTTGTGATGTTCGAAGTACCAATATTCGTGTCCCGGTCTAAAGAACCCACGTCCTTCCGTCTGTGAATAAGAACCGGGGAATATTGGTGGGAGTCCTTCGGATTCGGTTTCATAAGTGTAATCCGTAGTGGCTACACCTGCGCCAAACTCCAAAAACATAACTCCGTCCCCTTCTGCTATTATCATACTACTGTTGCCGTTTACAATGCAATAGACTTCGTATAAATCACTTTCCGAAGTTGTACTGTATTGGTAGTCAACTACTTGTCTTCCAATATCAGATAATCGCCTTGCAATTTCACTCGCTTTGGCATTTAAACTTCTTTTGTAAGTATTTAATTGGTCTAATGCACTATTGATACTTTCAGGATCAAACAGATTAACTTTGATTTTCAACGTCAACCTTCCTTATCGCATAAACAACTGAATTAAAGGATTTTGCAATCGAAACTACAATGTAGTTATGAGGTGTAACTTCCAAACCCTGGTAAGCTTCCTTTCCTACCCAAAGTATTGAGTTTTCGTCAATACCAAGGTCTTTATCGGAAACAATCGTGTTTGTGTAGTTTAAGTCCGTACCAAACATATCAATATATGCTTCGCCCCTTGCAGCCGATACATTTACCTTTACGGAAACGGGTTCGGTGTAGGTGAGTTCCGATTCTCCGGTCATTAAACCGTCTTCGTCGGTTATGGGTGTCTTACCCAAATATTTAGCATAGTATATCTTTTGTTTGTTTCGTTCTAATGTTTTCATATAACCTGCATAACCTCACGAAGCAAATGCTCTGCGTTTGCCGATTCATAACTTCTGTTTATTCCGTTTTCCGAGTGGTTAATCTCGCCTTCCCCACCACGTCTTAAGATATATTCACACGCTAATTCGCATTGAATTACCTCATACTTTTGGGGAACTTCGAAGGGGATTTCCTGTCCTTCATCATCTTTAGGAAGATTAAAAGGATACATTCTATTCCTAATCGAACTCTCG